CTTTGGTGCATATGGTAATCAGCAAGTAACTACACTTGCTATGTCTATGCAGGAAGGAAACGTGGATCCTGCGCCAGATGTTGCATTAACTGGTAATGCAATGGCCATGGTTCAAGGTGAAGAAACTATTACTGGAGATGCTAATGTAACAGTTACTGGTCAAGCTATGACAATGGCTGATGGAACAGCTGAATTAGACGCAAATACAATAGCTGCTGTAACCGGTCAAGAATTGACTATGCAGGAAGGTGATGAAACAACCACTGGAAATGCATTAGTAACTTTAACAGGAAATGCCTTGACAATGGACGAGGGAAGCCTTAAAACATTAATCTGGAACCAAGTAAATACAGGAACAGCGCCTACTTGGAGACCAGTTGACACCGCTGCTTAAATTTAGTAATATTTAAAAATTGGAGATAAAAAATTATGGCAAACTCAACTTCTGCTAATTTAAAATTAACAGTTCAAGCTACTGGTGAAAACTCGGGAACTTGGGGACAAATTACAAACACAAACTTATTAGTTTTAGAACAAGCAATCGGTGGTTATTCTGCAATTACAGTTAACGCAACTACTGGTGCAACTTTAACTTTTTCAAATGGCGCTCCATCAAATGGTAAAGATGCCGTAATTAAATTAACAGGAACAATCACTACAAACATTGATGTTGTAATTCCTGATTCAGTTGAAAAAACTTATATCATTGAAAACGGAACAACAGGAGCTTTTACTGTAACTGTTAAAACTACTTCAGGAACTGGAGTAACTTGGGGTACAACTGATAAAGGTACTAAAATGGTTTACTCTGATGGTACTAACGTTGTTGATACAGCTTTCACAGATTTATCTTCAGACATCACTCCACAATTATCTGGAGTACTAGATACAAATGGAAATGATATTATTATTGATGACGCTGGTGCAATCGAAGATGATTCAAACAATCCATATTTAAGATTTCAAAAAACAGCTTCAGCTGTAAACTACTTTGATGTAACGAACCAAGCAACTGGTTCTTCTCCATCAATAGCTGCAGTTGGTGGTGATACTAATTTAGATTTTCTTTTAACTCCAAAAGGAATTGGAAGAGTTACATTAGATGGTAATGGTAAAATTCAAGGTCTTGCAGAAAAAGTAGAAGTTAATGGTACATATACTTCAAACATTAACTTTGATACAAATACTCAAGCAGTAAGATTAGATACTGCATCAGCTGATGCAAACTTTACAGTTAATTTAAGAGGTGATGGTTCAAACTCTTTAGATGCATCTATGGACGTTGGTGAATCAATTACAGTTGCATACATTTCAAAACAAGGTGCAACAGGTTATTACAATACTACAGTACAAGTAGATGGAACTACAGTAACTCCAGTATGGCAAGGTGGAGCAGCACCAACTGCTGGTAACACAACATCAAATGATGTGTACACTTACACAGCCATTAAAACTGGTGGTTCAGTATTTACTGTACTTGCAGCTCAAACGCAATTTGCGTAAAACTAGGAGGATAGAAAGATGCCAATAATTGGTTCATTTGGAGCAGGATCAGGAAGAGGATATGGCCAACGAGGCGGTGGCGGAAATCCTTACATAGAAGCTACAGGTGGTACAGAGACTACTTGTGGAGATTATAAAATTCATACATTTACTGGACCAGGAACTTTTTGTGTTTCTAAAGCTGCATGCTGTGCAGCTGAGAACGTAGTTTCATATATGGTCGTTGCCGGGGGCGGCGGAGGAGGACGTATTGGTGGAGCAGGAGCAGGAGGTTTTAGAGAATATAAAAATTCTTGTGATCCTTATACTGCAAGTCCATTAAACGGAAACCCAGGAGGCACTTCCGTTACAGTTTGTGCTTCAGCTTATCCAATAACTGTAGGAGCTGGTGGAGGAGGCGCAACGCCAAATCAACCGGGACAAGGACCAAATGGTAATCCTTCAATTTTTTCTACAATAACATCAGCCGCTGGTGGCGGTGGTGGGGGTCAAAATACACCACAACCTGGTAATCCAGCGGGATTCCCTGGGGGATCTGGTGGCGGTGGAGGAGGTCCAGGAGGACCTGCAGGAAGTGGTAATACACCTCCAACTACTCCACCTCAAGGATTAAATGGAGCACCTGGATTACCATGTAATGGATCTGGCGGTGGTGGAGGAGCAACAGGATCTCCTCAATCAGCTAACGCACAACCAGGACCAAGTGCTGGAGGTGGATACGGTGGTGATGGAGCAGCTACAAATATTAATCCAAGCACATGTGTTGGAACAGATGGACCAACTCCAGGAAGATGGTTTGCTGGAGGAGGACAAGGCGCACCTGCTGTTACACCGGACGCTAGGGGTGGACGTGGTGGCGGAGGTTGGTGGGCTCCTTTAGGTACACCAAGATTTTGTGTTACTGCCGAGCAAAGAGATGGTAAAACAAATACTGGAGGAGGCGGTGGCGCTGAATATGCTGGCGGCTCAGGTATTGTGATTATAAGATATAGGTATCAATAATATGGCACATTTTGCAAAAATATCAGAAAATAATGAAGTATTAGCTGTTTTACGTGTTAATGACGAAGATGCTCCTAATGAATCTGCTGGTCAAGCTTATTTAGAAACACATAATAATTGGCCTGCACATTTATGGATTCAAACTTCTTATAATACTGCTGAAAATCAACATTTAGGAGGTGGTACTCCATTAAGAGGAAATTATGCATGTCCAGGATATACTTGGGATCCTGAAAATGAAATTTTTTGGAGACCTCAACCTTTTCCTTCATGGACAAAAGATATTTCAAATGCAAGATGGTTATCACCATTAGGTGAAGAACCTGCTCTTACTGCAGAGCAACAAGCTCAAAATGAAGCTTTTACTCATCAATGGTCATATTCATGGAATGAAGATAATCAAAATTGGGTTCTTATAAATTATATGCCTTAGTATTGAAAATATACTAAATTAGTATATAAGTTTTTTTGAAATGAAAAAGAAAGTATTATCAGAGCAGAGTCTATATTATGGTGAAGTTAATATGCCTAAAGGATTTGAAATCAATCCTTTAAATCTTACAAATAATTTTTTTAAATCACTATATCAAAATAAAAATTTTATTTTTTCAAAAGACTTTGATAAATTAAATACTTACATAAAAGATTTTATACGTTTTCATTATAAATTAGAATTAATTAATAAAAATTCTTGGACAAATATTTTTATTCCTAATGAAAAAACGGAATCTATGTTAGAAGTAGATCCTATTGATTTAAAACACTCACCTGATTTTGTATTGTTGTATGGAATTAATACTGTCGATTGTAGTGTTAAAATATTATATGATGACAATAGAAGAAAAGGTAAATCAATAATAGAGCCTTTAAAAGATAATAACTTTATAATGTTTCCATCTACTAACAGATATAATATTATAAATAATCAGAAAGAATCTTTGAATTTTATACAGGTTATAACTTATGAATTTGTCTAATTATTATTGGTATTTTAAATCTGCAATACCACCTAAAATATGCGATGATATAACTAAACATGGTTTGTCAAAACAAGAGGTTATGGCTAAAACTGGTGGCATAGGTAATAAGAAATTAAATAAAGAAGAGGTTAGAGATTTAAAAAGAAAAAGATTTTCTGATGTTGTCTGGTTAAATGATCCTTGGATATATAAAGAAATTTATCCTTATCTTTGGAGAGCTAATAAAAATGCGGGTTGGAATTTTGAATATTCAGTATCAGAAGCTTTTCAATTTACAAAATACAAATTAAATCAACATTATGATTGGCACAATGATTCTTGGGCAGAACCTTATGATAAACCCAACAGTAATCAACACGGTAAAATTAGAAAAATATCTATGACCCTTCAATTAAACGATGGTTCAGAATATGAAGGCGGTGAATTAGAGTTTGATTGTAGGAACTACGAACCTCATATGAGAGATGCATCAAAACATGTAATAACAATGAAAGAAATTTTACCTAAAGGATCTATTGTTGTATTTCCATCTTTTGTGTGGCATAGAGTACAACCAGTAACGAAAGGAGTAAGATATTCATTAGTTCTATGGACACTTGGATATCCATATAAATAAAATGGAAAAAGTAGATTATTTTAAAACACCTATATGGGTTGAATACAAACCTGAGTTTGTTAATGCTTTGAATAAAGCATCTAATAAATATATAAAAGAAGCTAAAAAAAGGGATAAAGAATATATTAAAAAATTTGGTGACTTTGGAACAAGCTATCATTCTACACCACTAACTACAGACAATGATTTTAAAGATTTAAGAAATTATATAGGTCAAAAAGCTTGGGAGTTTTTAGATTATCAAGGTGTTGATATGTCAAAATACATTAATATGTATACAGAATTTTGGGTTCAAGAATTTTCTAAAAATGGTGGTGGTCACCACAATGCACACATACATTGGAATCAACATGTATCTGGTTTTTATTTTTTAAAATGTAGTGAAAGAACTTCATATCCAGTTTTTCATGAACCAAGAACAGGAGCAAGAGCAACTAAATTAAAAATGAAACCTAATATGGGTATATGTCACGCAACAGAATTAGTTCATTTTATTCCAAAACCTGGAACTCTAGTAATGTTTCCTGGTTACTTAGAACATGAATTTTCAGTAGATCATGGTAAAGATCCATTTAGATTTATACACTTTAATATACAAACAGTTCCTAAAGAAATAGTAAAAGATGATTAAGGTTATTGATAATTTTTTAGACCCTGAATATTTTAATGAGTTAAAAAGAATTATTCGTAGTGATAATTTTCCTTGGTACTATCAAGGTAGTATTACAGATTGGAATGATCCAAAACATTATTATTATTTTACCCACATGTTTTATGGTCAAAATACTTTTCAAAACAGTGAATATTTTCCAATATGGAAAAAATTTTTAAAAAAAATCGACTGTAAAGCACTTGTAAGAATAAAAGCAGGGTTGTATGTAAATATTGATAAAAAACGAAAAAATGAAAGTCACATTGATTATGACTTTCCACATAAAGGTTGTTTATTTTATATAAACGAAAATAATGGAGAAACATATTTTGAAAATAAAAAAGTAAAACCCAAAGAAAATAGAGCTGTGTTTTTTGATCCACATAAACCACATGCAAGTTCTCTTTGTACAGATAAAAAAAGGAGGATAGTTATAAATTTTAATTATTTTTAATATGAGTTTTAAAAAAAATAAATATGCAATTATAAGAAAAGCAATTGATAAAGATTTAGCTACATTTGTTTTTAATTATTTTTGTATGAAAAAACAAGTCCATGACACCTGTTTAAAAGAAAAATATATTTCTCCTTTTGATCAATCACTTGGATACTATGAAGACCCTTTAGATGGACAAGTAATCAATACCTATGCCTGTTATTCTGATATAGCAATGGAAACATTATTATTAAAATGCCAACCTATAATGGAAAAAACAACAGGATTAAAATTATATCCTGCATATACATATGCAAGAATTTATAAAAAAGGTGATGAGCTTAAAAGACATAAGGATAGATTTAGCTGTGAAATTTCTACAACTATGAATTTAGGTGGTGATGAATGGCCAATATATTTAGAACCAGATTCGACTAAAGGTGGTGAAAAAGAAGGTGTTGGTTATGTTTCGGATAATACAAAAGGTGTTAAAGTTAATTTAAAACCAGGGGATATGTTAGTTTACAGAGGTCAAGATTTAGAACATTGGAGAGAAAAACTTAAAGGTAATGAATGTGCACAAGTTTTTATGCATTATAATGACAGTAAAACAAAGGGTGCTAAAGAAAACATATTTGATAGACGTCCACATTTAGGATTACCAAACTGGTTTTCAAAGGATTAATGTTAGAGTTTTTAACAGATGTTAAAAAAGCTACACCTGCTCAAAAAAAGAAAGAACTTTGGGACATAGAAGGAATATTAAAAGATAGATTAAATCAAAAATTTAAATTTGATTTAAGACCTATTAAGAACAATATTAAAATAGGGAGCTTTAAAACTAAAGCTGATAAAATGGTCTTTGATTTAAAAAACGAATATGTAATTGTAGATGTAGAAGAATTACATCAATACATAAAAAAGAATAAATTAAAAGATTTAAATTTAGAAAATTTAATATTTGAATTAGAATGGAATATAATAATACCCAAATCATGAGCAAAGAAAAAATTAAAACTCTTTTTGGATTTCCAATTTACCATAGTTCGA